AGCAACTGTCTTAGTCTTAGTTTCGGGCTTTATGATGGTTTCCATTTGGCTCTCCAATTAGGGTTGTGTTTACTGATTTGATGATTCATTATACTTGGAATGGCGGGATTGTCAACATATTTGTTACACATTTTGTTAATCATTTTGTTAACGGATTAATTACCAAAATGGCTTACAGGGCAACGAAAGGTAATAGAAAATAGGCGGCAGAATGCAAGGCTGGCGTGGCTTACGGTTCATTGGCGGGGCGCAAGCGGTGACTGAGATTACTACGCGCCCACGTCACAATGATGCCAATTATCCCCATTTTTAGTTTCAACTATTAATTTTACTAGGGGTGGTAAGTATGTTCATGCCCCCATTTATCGTACTTGACTCTTTCTCAAGGGTATTATTGTGCCGAAACTAGGGTCTCGTTCCTCGACTCAAAATAAGTTGACAGTTGCTTATGAATTGTGAATGGGAATTGCGTTGCTATTGCTAAGTTATTGATTTAATTGGGGAAAGTTTCGTGCCTATTACAAGACATAAGAGCTATGATATATCGCCCGTATCAGGCACGAAACTTTCAATTATTGGAATTACTAGGGGGGAAATAAATCCTTGACAAGTGTTGTCGGTTGTGGAACAAGGGTTGTGTGGTTAAGTTATTGATTTCAGGGGGAATTTTTTAAGACTATTCGACTGTATATACTCTCTCATGTATAGAGTCGAATAGTCCTAGAATATCACCCTTGCCTATAATTTGCTTTTAGTCCCAAAATAGTCCATAATTAGAACTCACTAATCGGAGACTCCCATGACCCTTAAAGCAACAAGAACCCCAATTGACCATAGACCCTCTTATCTAGCTGAAAGAGTACAACACTTAAAGGTTGGAACTACTTATTCCTACAAACAACTCTGTGATACTCTTGGTTGCGAAATGCTTACCAGTAAAAGTAAAGTTGCCCAGCGTAAAGTCTGGAATACTTACTTTACCCTTGAAACAATCGGTTACTCTTATAAAGTAGTTGAAATCTTCAATACCCTCCAATTAGATAAACTCTTCAAAGAACAACACACAACTAATAGTGCTAAACTTCTTCTTAACTATTTCATGGAACATAAGGACACACATCGATTTACTAGAGTTGAGAAATGCCCTGAACTTATTGAAACCTTTCTATTCACTTCTGACATTCTTGAAATCTGTGGTTATGTACCAGAACAATACCGATATGATAGACGTAATTTAAAAGATAGTAAACTATCGGATAGAAATCCAATAAGAGAGTTTCTTATAGCGGAAGGAATTGATTACTGTACTCTTGATGTATTCCTTAAGGAAGAATATGCAACAAGTAATGAGGTTAGGGCAACACTCTTGGATAGTTTAAGAAGTAAAAAGGTTATCCAACATTACAGAAAAGAGTTAGTTAGGATGGTTAAAAGTGACTTTGGTAAAGTAAAACATCCAGTAGCATTAACTAACTCCGAAATTGCCCATCACAATCTAATTAAGGATAACTTCTTTAAGGAATTGTCAAATAGGGGGAAGGGTAAGATTAAGAATGACTTTACAATGACAGTTCCAGAAAGAAGGGAGCTTAAGAAGTTGCTTGAAGAGAATCTAGGATACTCTGATATACTTACTGGATACTATGTAGCCTTTACAGAAGCTACAGTGCTAGAGGAGTTAGATGCTATTACTACTTGGGAGTCTAAAGTAGGAAATAATGAGCATTTTAAGACCAAACTTGGTAAGAGTTTAGTTAAAGAAGTTGATAGTGAGACTAAGAAATTAAATAATAAGATAGCTAACGATGATTCTTACTTCCATCCTTTATTAGAAATGCTTTACTTCGGAGAGCTTAGGGTGGGGCTTACTAAGACTAGGTTAGATGCCTTATTAACTAACTTTCTAACAATCTAGGAGAACACAAATGAACAATAAAACACTAACTAAAGTTAACAAAATATTTCTTAAACTCTTATGGGCTTTAATGCCTTGGAAAGCTATAGCTACCGCTCCTAGTGGAACTCATTTATTACTAAAGGATAGTAAGGGTTATATTACCTGTGGTTATATCTATCATACAAAGACTGGGATAAATTGTTCAGTAGCTAACTATCTTCCTACAGACTGGGCAGATTTACTAAAGTCTTAGACAAAAGAAAGGGAAGATAGGTTTATTAACTATCTTCCCTTCTAATGATTTATTTTGTTTACTTACTTTATTCTTACTTTGTAAAGTCTATTGTTCCTTGAATACCCAGTCTCTCCTTAGCAGCTTCACCATTAGCAATAGCAACCAAAGAGCGTAGTTCTTTATCAGCTCGTAGTGCTTTCTTCTCAATCTCCGTTAAAGCTTCCCAATGAAGTAAGGCTTCCTGTCTTATAACTAAGTCCTTGTTATTAACTTGGTCTCTAACCAGTATAGCTTCAACGAATTTAGGAAGTTCAACACTGGTTTTACTAGTTCTTACGCTATTAAAAATAGTCTCATCCTTAATAGCATTAAAAATCTGAGCAATGGCGGCTGGAAGTTCCCCTAATTCAGTTACTTTTGCAGTACGGTCTTGAACAAATGACGCAATACCGCGTAAGGCTAACTTATGCAGGAACTCTGGACTAATATCATTAAGAGACAATTCCAAGATTAAGCTGCCAGTATCAATAACATCAACTTCTAAGACAAGTTTATCTTCACGGACTATTTGTGCTACTGTTAATCTTCTAATGCGTTGTTTGTTTACAGTTGTCATGGGATTCTCCAAGAGACTTTGTTTAAGGGGATTCAGTTTTCGCAACTGATTGGCTATTGTAACTAACTTACGGAATATTAGCAAGGAAAACTTTACTATTTCTAACAAAGTTTTCCTTGATTAGCATGAAGGCTAGTGCAGTCTTCGTTCTATCATTCCCAGTTAAGGGGCTTATATGTGGGGTAGCGTAGGGATTAAGTGGTTGATTGCTGAAAGTATTCATTGGATTCTCCAGAGATTAAGTAAGGGTAGCGGCAAGCCAGTCTACCCTTGGTTTGCTTGTTAAAGGGTAAATGTTAATGAACTTTTTGGAGCAATAATGGTGATACCCGCCGTTTTAATACCTACTACACGGATAGATTGCTTTTTCGTAACATACCATGTGCTAATGTCGGTAGCCTTGGCAGGCTTTACCAAACCAACCTTATCATAAGCAGCTTGTAAAGTCTCTTTTAGTTCCTTAGCTGGGTAGAACTTACCAGTTTGTAACTGTAACATAGTTCCTATCTGACTACCTTGGCTTTGAAACCTAACCTGTGTATTAGTCTCTTTAACAAAATACTTCTTAGTGAATCCTAGGGCTTTCATCTTCTCCTTACCAAGTTCCTTATAGGCTTGCTTGATGGAGGGTTCAAGAACTTCAATGCTATGGAGTTGACGCTGTACTTCTGCACTGGTTGGTAGTTCCAGCAAGGCAATATATTCTTTACAAAGGTCACTGTATTTAGGTACTTTACCTAACTTAGCCTTGTTAAGTCCTTTAATCTCAATGACTTCTTGCTTGGCATAGTTGAAAACCTTCCCATTAACAAGTAGGCTTGCATTGGTAGTACCAAAGACAGTATTGCTCTTATTAACATAATAAAGTTCCCGTAAGGTATGGAAAGCATTCATTTCAGAGTACCAAGCAGTGCTATTAACCTCAATGGAAGTTCCATCGACAAGGAGATAATTGTTTGTACTTGCTCCTTCTCTGATAAGTTTCTGAGTATCAGGTGAGACATTGTAGTAGTCAGCCACACTTTGGGCAGCTTTGGCAAGATTATCCTTAACACAAGCACTGAACTCTTCTTGAGTAACATGGGAAGTGTAACTACTTGCGGAGTAGATAAGTTCAACTTCATTCTTGTAAATACTGTTACGAATACGTCCAATAATCTGTGGGAGAGTTGTTAAAATGTCAATCTTTGCATGGTCACGGCTACCATTACTGATAATAAATGTCTTACCATTGGTATCAAAGATGTCACAACCTTCAAAGGCAGTTGCAGTGTAGAAGTTAAGTTTCTTAACAAGAGAGTTAATTGGTGCAAGGGAGTATTTAGTACCAAGCATAGCAGGTATCTTAGCTACATTGTATTCATTATCCGCACAGACAATACGCAAGTTATCATGTAAGGTTGGGAAACCTGCCTTAAGATACCTAATAACCTTAATAATGTCTGTGACAGAGTTGAGGAAGATATGGGCATTGTCGGTAGAGTTGTTTTCAAGATAGTTTCTTGCAATAGTAGCTACTACTTCCATTAATTTATTAGGGTAGAAAGTATGTCTGACATTAACAGGGGTTAAACCTTCCCAAGCAACAGTAATCTTTGGGATACTGCGTAGTTCAGGTAGTTGGAACTCATCTTTAATAGGGGTAGCTGTTCCAAAGACATAACTGCCGTAGGTTGGATAGGAAGTTAATACTCCTTTAATAGCTTTAGCTCTGAAAGAACCTGCATCAACAAGTTTCTGACATTCATCAATAAGGAGTTTCCATGACTTAAGGTCTCCACGTTCTGCTAAGGCGGCTGTTACCTTTGGTAAGGAGTCATAAGTGCAGATGATTTTATCACCTTGGTAGTTAAGAATATCATCATAGGTTATGCCACTATCAGCTTCTGCGTAGACACTTAGGACATTATTTGCTAACTTACTTAGAATAATATTAACATAGGGAACTGTGATGACATACTTAACAGGGTTAGTTAATGCTAAGGTTGTCATACCTGAACCAGTAGTTACTTTATTAAGAATAACATTGTTTGGTAGGTCATCCATGAAGTCACTTAGGTAAGTGTTACTTCCTGCATGGATAATTTGAATGTTGTCGGTTGTGTTCATGAATGGCTCCCAATGGGGGTAGAGGAAATCTCTACTACGGGTCTATTGTAACACAGTGGAATATAAATTGGAATCTTTTTTCTGATAATTCCCTATAAACAGCCTTTCCAGTATGAAAAAAAATACCACCACAAACCCCCCTCACCGATGAAATCACCAATTCCCCATCTTTTTCCCCCGTCTTCTCCCCGCACTTTGCCCGACCAAAATACCACCATTTTCACTACCAGCGGTAGCCCCGTCTCTTGGACTTCTTGGTGGGGTAATAATATCATTAAACAACTCAGTTACTACAAAGACGAGTGCATCTGCCCTATTAGGACTTCTTTCCCCAGTGTACCCTGTGCTGGTGAACCCAAGAAGCTCTTCTTCTAGTTCAAATAATCCCCCTTCTACACCGTTGGCTGGGTTAGTAAGATGTTTAACCTTATCTTGTTCATACAATGTTGCCACTGGTTCCGCCCTTAAGTGTTTCCCTCTTGTACTTGTAGTTACTTTAATCGGTAAGTTACTACGGCTTGCCCGTAGTACATTCTTAACCATAGCACCACCATAGTTTATCTCCGTAACAACTAAGTCAGCCTCATATTCATCAAAAACATCTGTTACCAACTGACCCCACACCGCTGGCGAAGCCTTAATAGTCGCATCCTTTAATATATAAGCTAACTTATCCGTACCAAGTCCAGCTACAATAATCCCAATAGCATCACCCTTACTCTCAGAGTCACTAACACCACTAGGGTCTACTGCAATAACTACCCTAGTGAACTCTGGTAGTTCATCAATAGTTACATTATTCCTAGCTAGGTTATCTTCCTTAAACAACGTATCTAACCCTTCATCACTAAACTCCCCAAGTAAGAATCTCTTCTGCATCTTACTACTCATTCCCTTAAGAATATTCAAATACCCTTCTGAAACATTGGCAGTATTATCGGCGGGATTAATCTGAAAGGAAGAATAATCATCTGGATTAGGTAAAGGACGCTTACTCTCAGGGTCTATTTTAAGCACAAACATCTTATATGTCCAATGACTCTTACTAGGCGGATTAGCATCATAATACATCCTTGGCGTTAAGACAGTTCCATCAAGCTTAACTACCTTCTGTGCCAATCTTGTTACAATTAAGTTCCTTGAAGAGAAAGGTATCTGACTTGTCTCATTAAGATACAAAGTAGCAAACTCTAAGCCAAGTAGTTTCTCAACTCTCTGACCATCATCTAACCCCCCAAGTACAATACTACTCCCATTAGGAAGGTAGAATATCCCCTCAGTCTTATTAAGCTCATAAGTTACATTAGGAAAGCAGAGTTTAAATACCTTAGGCATAGTATCCATCATGATACTACTTCTAATAGCATTATAACGGTAACGAAAGATACCATGCCGACTTGTTGGAGCAAGCAACGCCCTTAACACTATGTTCCGACAGATAAGGAAAGTCTTACCACTACGGCTACCCCCGAACAACATCTCATGTGTAGCAATACCAGCCAGAACTTCATTTGCTTCTTTCTGCCGACTCGTTAGTTCAAAGGTCTTTTCCATCTTAATTACTCAACATAAGCGGCAATAATAGCCTTATCAACAGCATCCGAGATACTTATCTTGAAAGTAAACATTCTTCCACTTCCAAGTCTAGCCCATTTAGCACTTGTTAAATACTCACCAACCTTTCCCATTGGACGCATTAGCGTATTACTCCAAGTATTACCACCATCCTTAGACACACTAAGACTAATCTGAGGATTCTCAGTATTGCTTGCAATAAGTCCAGCCGCAAACTCTACCTTAACACTATTAACACTGAAAATATCTCCTGTTGGCTTTAGCTGCTTACTAACAATTGAGCCAATAATAGGCAATGCCCCATCCTTAGAAGAAGTAGCATCTAGTTTGTAAATTATTGCCCTACGATAATCAGTAAAATAGGTATTACCTTCCCAAGTAATAGCTTGGTCAACTAACGAACGTGTCAATCCAAAGGAAGTTATCTCTGACCATAGATTAGTAAGCCCATCATAGCAAAAGGTTCTAGCAACAGTTGGGAAACTTATCTGATAGAAAGGGTGTCCAGCATGAAGGTAGGATAAACCCACCGCATCAGTAACTTCTGAGAAACTATTAATAATAGCTTCAATAGCCGTAGAGGAAATCCTTGTAGGCTTATAACCATCCAAACGAACTATCTGTACTTCCCCTAAGGAGTTCCTTGCAAGGTACACCAGTGAACTATCGAACTTACTAAGACTCCAACGAGCTGCAAGTCCCCATTCAGCAGCTAAGCCACTTGGTGCATAAGGAAAGCTACCATTACCATTGTTTGCCCAGAACTCGGTAGTTTGTGTTCCAAACATAATAGCTAAGCCATTACTAATTACACTTGTTACTAAGCTATCTGGGTTAGCCTCTGCCGATGCAAAGTCCAAGGCATCCCAAGTTGTGCCATCATAGAGGGAGCTAATAAAGAACTGCATACTATTAGGTTTAACTGCAAGAAAGTAACCAGCATTGAACTGAGCAGTAGTACCATTAGGGTAGCCAGCGGCAACTATCTTAGTTAAGGCATTAGTCGCTAGAGTAAGTATATATCCTGAACCGCTGGTAGCTATAAATAATTGCACACCATTATCTGTCATAGCTACTCTACCACTACTCGTATCAACCTTACCAAGATTAACTGTACTCTTATCAGTTGAACAAACATAAAGATTATCAAGATGGATAAAGTATAACTTACTATTAATAGTTCTAATACCCCGTATAGGTGTTTCACCCATATTAAGCCACTCAGTGTAGCCTGTACGTTGGAGAGCTACCACACCCATATCTTCTGTATTCTCCAAGTACATATTAACTAACTTAGCAGAACCAGTCTTAGGGAATCTCTCAGAAGCATTAGTCCCAAACAAGTCTAATTTAGTTGCCATCTTAAGCTCCTTGGAAGATATTAAAAGAATATATAGTGCTACTTGTTGGGATAGTGTTAGCTAACCTCTTTTGCTTAAGATTAGCGCGTTTAAGAATCCCTAAGGAAGCACTAGCAATAGCAGCTATATCAGGTCTAGCCGCAACACCAAAGGTAGTAGCAAGTAAGACTGCTAGATTAAATCTAATAGCTTGCACATAAGCCTTAGGAACTGGAACATCAACAGTAAGTCCCAATGCAGTTGTTAAGTCCGTTGTAACCCCGTATTGGATAGTTCCAGAAGAAGGATTTGGGTATAACTTTAGTGTTCCACTGGTAGCTCCTACAGAGTATGTATATCTAGTAGGTATCCCTGTTGTTAGTGGAAAGCTAAGAGAGCTAAACTCTTCCAATGTAATATCTCTAAGAGGATACTTAGCAGAACCATCAGGTGTGTAGACAATGAATTGCACTCCATACGGGATAGTTAGATTATATGAAGCTGCTCCATTAACAGTTAAGTTTTGCAAGACTTCTGCAAAAGGTATTAAACCATCAACTTGCCATAAGTCCAACATACCAACAAGGGTAGTTAGTGCATCATTAATAGTCTCCGAAGATGGTGTCTCGCCTTCACCCACCACACCGCAGTCTTTAAGGGCTAAAGTAATTATATTGTTAGCTGTTGTCATTGGAAATTCCTTAGTGACTTGTTCCTCTGATACCAAAGGTATGAGAGATTAGATTAGTAAAGTTGTCGTTTAATGTTACATAGATACTATCCCCAACTAACATAGTTAATGGGACACCATAATCATCAATAATATCCAAAGGAATAACCAATGTTTGTGTACCGCCAGCGAAGGTAGAAAGACTCGTATCCGCAACATGGGTAAACCACTCATAGTTGTATTTAATTGGATTATTGAAGACTAAGGGAATTGGTGTTCCAGCTAAAGGCTTGAACCAAAGGGAAATTCCATTAGTTAAGCCATCAACTATGCCGCCATAGTCTAGCGCATTAAAGGTTGCATTGTCAGTTATTGTGAATAGTAATGAATGGAGTGTGTAAGGTGTTCCGACTACTGTATAGCCAAAGTTAGTAGCTACTGGGTAATTACCCCGTAGATTATAAACTCCTAAACCATCAAATGACTGTGTTAGGAACTTCCTAAGTGGGATACCTAAGCATGGTTCACTAGACTTAACCCATCTAACAGAGTCCCATTCATATTCAGTGCAGGAATCAAGTTCATGGAATATCTGCCCAACCTGTAAGGTACTGGTAATGATAGAATCCCTCTCGCTCCTTAAACCGTATATCTTCGTAGCATTATTCTTCATCTTACTATCTCCAACAAGATACTTGATACAAAAAAGGGAGACATTAGTAGCCTCCCTTTACTTTATTTAGCTACCAGAACGTAGTTCTAGTCTAGCATTTAGACTTAGGTTTGCCTTTACTGGATTTACTAGGCTTGCCAACAACAATAACGGTTACAGGCTTAGCACCCATTAATTTATTAACTGCCTTAACGGTAGGTTTCGTGCGTACAGTTGGTTTAACAGGGGCAGACTTGACTGTAGTAGCTTTAGCTTTTGGTCTGCCACCGACAGCTCTTGCTTTGATTATATCAGATTTCAACATGGTAGTTCCTCAAGAATGGAAAGGAGTGGGCAGCTAATAACTACCCACTTGGAAGGATTACTTTAGCTTGTAACTCGGCAAGCCCATTCTGGTCGAATCAAAGCATAACCAGCTAACATATCAAATCTACAGATACGTCTGTTATTAGTAATGTCATAACCACGAACAAAACGTAAGCTAATATCATCAACTGTTTCTTGTGAGAACATATCCATGCCATTGATAGTTTCCATATCAACAGAAACCAATGTGAAAGCATCTTTATGGAACAAGATGTTTTGTGGACTAGATACACCAGCACCACCAGTTAAGACGGTAACAGCAGCACCATCAGCGGGAAGGGCAGTTACGTTCTGATAAGCACCACCAGCGATGATTGCAGGAGATAATACCAAAGTACCAGCACCACCAGCAGTAGAACTAACATCAGCCGTTACCGCAAAAGACTTCAACGCACCAGTGTTTTGTTTAGTTTCTGGATTAACTGCATAAACACCTGCAAGAGTAACAACGTCACCAGCTTTCAGTCTGTTAGCTACGGCAGCAGTCCAACCTTTAGTCAGCAAGCTAGTTGTAGTAGCATGAGGGTTATCAGTTGTACCTACGTTAATAGTACCTTGGTTAGCACCGTCCACTAAAGGAGTACCACCTAAGCCACCAACAGTATGGGTAGGTAAGTTCTGACTCATTTGAAAGTCCATACCTAAAGAAGTAGCCATTAAGCCTTCTTTGTATTGTTTGCCGAGAGTAGCTTGGTCATTCAGTAAACCTGCTAAGCCACCAACTAATGAAGCATTAGCTAAAGGATTTAAGGCAAAGGTTCTTAAACCATCACGCGGCGCACCATTGTTATCTAAGATAGCCGCAGCTTGTAATGCAGAAGCCGCTGTAGCTGGAGAAGTACCAACAGTACCACTAAAGTTAGCTACGCTTTTGTACAAAGCAGCAATTTTCATATCCAATGCAGAAGCTAAGCGTTTACCAGCGGGAGTTAAGTAGCGTTCTGAGAACTTATCGATACCTAATGTAAGGTCACTGTCACTGAATGCCCAGTCAATACCAGTTTCAGGTTGAATAGTAATTGGAACAGTAGTTTCATTCACATCTTGAATGTTAGCAACTGCACCTTCACGAACAGTAAACTGAACTGGTACACGAGCGTTAATTGTCTGCCCGACTTTACCACCAGTCTTAGCGAAAGAACCATCAAACTGGGTATTAATATTGCCCAAGAAAGCGGAGTTATTGTGGATTACACGCAATGTTTCAGCGGTAATCATAGAACTTGTTACGACGTTATTAGCCATGAGATTGACTTCCTATTTAGTATGTTAAGATTAAAAGAGTTTAAGTTTTGTCTAGCTACGAGAGTTAAAGGACTCAAGAACCTTAAACATACCAAATTGGTAAGATAGTGTTATCGTACACAACTTCACCTAGTATGTCAAGGTTATTTTGCATTAATCGGTATTTACCTTGGTCAAGGGGGGACATTCGGGTACAAAGAATGCCAAGAAGCCTAAACCAGTTGTTACTAAGGGTGCAACATCAGAGATACTTAATCCAAGCTTATCACTAAGATAAGCTATTGCCAAGATACTTGATGGTTCTTTAATTCTTCGTTGAAGAAAGACTAAAGAGGAGAAGATTCTTGAAAAACTTACCATTGGAGGATACTCCTATTCTTAATAGCTAGATAGATGCCACCCCCAATCAAGGAAGTCCACTTAATGATGTTACAAAGTGTGCCTAGTATCTTAACTTGATAGTTAAAACGGTTAAGTAACTCTGCAATTACCAAGACTACCGCTTTATCTAGTAAAGCTTTCTCATAGTCTGGGTCTAGTTTATTCGGAAGGTTGGGGGATGGCATATTACTTTCCTTGCCTTTTAAGGGCTAGTGCTTTATTGCGTTGTTCAATCCAGCCAGCGGGGTTCTTCTCTACATCAATCTCAGAGACTACACCGCGTGAAGCTACTGGTTTAATAGGTGTAGGGGCTTTACTAACTGGTTTCTTAGCTGGTGCGGGTGTGTCTGATAGCTTAACTTCGAGTTTAGCTAATTCACGATACATACTTCGGGAGGGAAGATTAATAAGTCTCTCAGCTTCCTCAAGATTGTCTGCAAGATAGATAAGAATATCTGCGGCAACATCGGACTCTACAACAGAGTCGAAGAGGTCTTTGTTAGCAACTAAGCCGATGGTATTCAGGGTATTAATATCTTCTGCAAAGGTAGGCATCTTGCTTACAGCTTCTTCAAAAATATCATTACAACGATTGTTAAAGGAAGATTCTTGTGCAAGTCGTGTAGCTTCTTTATGAACTAAGTCTTGGAGAGTTTCTGGAGTTACATTCAAAGGGTCTACTGGTTGAGTAGCTAGTTTAGCTTCGGCGGCTGCCAACTTCTGCTTAAGCTCATACTTTTCCTTCGTCATAGCGTTAATTCGCTTTTGTACAGCAGACTTCTCTTCTTCGGAGGTAGGAACTGGGGTATTATCTTCTTCGGTGGAAGCTTCATCGGTGGTTGATTCACTAACAGGGTCGGTAACTTCGATAGTAGCTTCGGTATCTTGAGGGTCTTGGGCGTTGATAGTCATTGGAATTAATCCTTGTAAAGCATCACTTTTAAGAGGTAGTGAAGAAACCTAAGGTCAAAGCATAGCAGAAGCTTACAGCATTGTCAACCCCTGCCACACTGTTTTATTCGTAGTATACCACAGGCAAACCTTTAACTAAGTTAGAGTTAGGCAGTCTTTAGCTTCTGGTAACTCAGCGGTATCTTTCTAATTCTATCTAGTTTAAAAGGACTCTGGTTTAGCAATAGCTCGAACTAATGCCATGAAGCCTGTTTGTAGGTCGGTTTTGCCGATAGCAACCCAGCGCATATCAACTACAAGAGTTTCCGAGCTAGGCATTAAGGCTAGTTTATCTACAAACTTTCCTACTAGCCCTGCTAATTCCTTTGATTCGTTTATTAAATCAAGTTCGACTTTAGTAAGGCTTCTGTAGCCTGTAATTTTTGATTGGTCAGACATTAGGAGTCTCCAAAGTAGCTTTCTTACCAAAGATTCTATCCCATTCAGAAGCAAACTTCTCATGGTTAGTTGGTCGGGTGATACTTCCTTTTCCATAGTGAGTTACACTTGAGGAAGTACCATAGTTATCGCCTCCTTTAACGTCTGTTCCAGCACGAAGTTTAGTAGGTTTGAGCATTGTTATTCTCCAAAAAGAATGGGGAGATAAACTCCCCTAGTTTAGTTAAATTAATGGGTTAATTGGTTGTTCAGTTACTACAGGCATTGGTTCTCTCATCGGTACAGGCATTGGAGAGAACTCTTGTGCAGTATAGGCTTCCTCAGCATCAACTCTTGGTGCTTCCCGCATATCAAACATCAATTGCATTACCATAGTCCTAATAGCTTCTGGACTCATAGTGGGTTCAAGAACTTTAAGTCTATCTGTCTCAGCTTCATACTCTTTAACTGCAAGTTCTCTTTCCTTTATAGTATCAGCTCTACTTTTCTCAACAAGTTGTACTTCTTTCTTGTTAATATCCGCTTGCATTTGAGTTATAACAGTATCCATTGATTTAATCATAGACTCTTGAGCAATGATATGCTCTTGTACATCTTGTGGAACTTCTGGTAAGGGAGGTGGTTCAACTGGTGGTGGATTAATCCTTGTTGCTAGTCTAGTTGCTATTTCCTCACTTAATGGGAAATCTAAACTAGAAGCTATTAAATCCCCAGCTATATCCCACAAGGCAGGATTAGAAGTAACTAAGGAAAGTAGTGCGGCACTTTGCTCTCTTCTACCTGTTGCATAGTTAGCACCTGTAGCAGGTTGAACATCATATCTACCTACAGATGGGTTAAAGATATTTCGTATCTCTCCAGTCTCAGTTTGTTGACTTTCTCTAGCTACTGGTAAGTTAGGATTAATCTCAATCTCACCTTCTTTATTATCTTCCCCAACAATACGAACAACACGGGGAGTATCATAGATTTTAGGAATAAGGTCAATTAATAGGGCTGTTGTGAATAACTTAGCCATTTCAGCATTGTCGATAAGATGATAAGTAGCTACATCACCTTTTCGTTGTAAGTTATCAATAGCAACACCTGACTGGTTATTAACCGACTGTCCAGTTTGTGCATCATACTGACCACTAATAGCTTGCATTTCATCACTTGCAGTCTTCATACCTTGTAAGTAAGCCGCTGGGATAGGTGCGCCTTCTTGTTTAACTGGAACTGGGATAGGATTACCAGCCGAATCAACATGATTGTAAGGTAGATAGGCAACATCGTCTGTATTTAAGCTATCCCATTCATCTTCAAAACCTTGAATAGCAGCTATAGCCGCAAAGTATGGTTGTTTACCGTGTAAGCCAACAGCTTCTACAGCAGAGCTAGTCCAGAAGTTATACATTCTTTGTACATCTTTCATTGCACGGGTATGTCCACAACGGTATAACTTATTGTCAACTTCAATTTCATGTCCAACTACACGGATAATGGGAATATACTTACCAGCCCAAATACCCCGTTCTAGGATAGTATTATTACCTAGTAAGAACCACTCAACTTTATGTGCAGTAATCTTACGAGACTTAAGCTCACTGGTATCTAAGTCTTCCAAGCCAAGGGTAGTTTTTATCTTACTAGCACGGATAGAGTTACCATCTGGTAAGGAATATAAAGTATCCTCTTCTGCAACTACTCTAAAGTATTCACAAAGACGGACAGTTTCCTCAGTTACCCAACCATTAGAACCATTACTTCTGGAGAAGTCTGCTACAGTCTCGTCGGGGTAAGCAGCTTCAAACTCCTCTCTTGGCATATCCGTAAAGTCAAAAGCATAGCGACTATCCCTACCATCAGAGAAGTTACCTAAATCCATCAAGATATTAAGTGGATTTCTGACAGCTCTTAGGAAGATTTCTTGGTCAAAAGACTCCTCATGGAGATAATCAGTTACAACACGATAGTAGCCAAGTCCAGCATTTACCGCGAACTCAAAGGCATTACTGTAGACTGAATCTGCACAAGACTGTGCTTCAATATGTCGAATGATACTGTTAAAGGTCTCCGCTGTATCTTTATCACTACCACCACCAGAAGGAATAACTTTAGGACTTGTCCTATTCATTCGGTATTCGTTTGTGATAACACGGTTAAGAGCTTTAACTTTATTAACCGTAAGACAAGGTTTGCCAGCAGCTTGTCTATCTTGGAAAACATTAGACTCTAGTTGCCAACCATTATCAGGGTCGCCATTAGCAAATTTAAGGTCTTCTTTCCAAAGTTCCCGATTATCAGCATCCAATTCCATTAAGTAATCGAAGCGTTTTAGGGCTTCACTAAGGATTTTATCATCGTCTTCGGACTGGGTTAGTTCTTGTTTCTTATCCATGTTAGGCATTAGCGGTCTCCAAAGTAGTTGGTGTAGCTATAAGTTCCTTCACGCGTAGTAACTTATGGCAATCAATACCTGTTCTAGCTAGAACGAGTTCATTGGCAAGTACCCAAGCTACTACACCAGTAACCCCTGTTGCATTAACAAAAGCTACTGCGAGTTTAAACTCCTCAGTAAGTTCTGTAAGTGCCATTGGTGGTAATATTCTTGTTAAGGATTTTATCTTAGTTATTTGAGTATAGAGGGCAGCGTGGTTTGCAACATCCAAGCTTAACTTCATAATCTCTACTTGTTCGGAAGTTAGATAAAAGCAAGTTTGGGAAGCAATGAAACCTTTTGTAAGTGAATCTTCTGAGAAAACCTTAAGTAGGTGGTCTACGAAGCTATCATAAGGTACTCCCAGCTCAAGGGCTGTGGTGATACTATCTGTGATTGGGGAACTCATTAGTAGATTCCTGCTTGGTTAGGTATGTTGGCATCATATCATAGGTTGCTTGGCAAGGCAAGTATTTCTAGTAATTCTGGGCTTTTTATGCTACTATTCGGGCAAATTAGCAACTAAAGAAGGGTTACCCATGAAGTCTATAACAGGTCAAACTAGGACGGAAGCCATAGCTTACTTTTGTAGAAAGTATCAAAAAGAGAGTAATGTGTTTACTATCTCTGAGGGTATTGTTGGGGATATTTATGAGTTAAAAGAGGAAGGACTTTTTAAAACTGTTAGCTTTATACCTATTATTGCTCATTATCTAGCTGGGCTACCTCAATTGCATGGTAAGGGTAAGATACTTGAAATGCTTATTAAGGGAGAGGTTGAAAAGATGCAAGCAAGCCTTCTTACTAACATAATTGATATGGGGATGCCAATTCCAGTACAGTTATTCAAGGATAAGAAAGGGGATAAAGTCCTTGCAACAAGTGATAATTTAGCTATACTTTGTAAATGCTATGGGATTGATATTGTTTATGAGGAATTAAATGATATTATTACTCTTAAGTTTGGTAGTAATATTCCAAAGGAACTAGCTAAGGCAAAACTGGAAGACCTCCTTGCGCTTAATGGCTTACCAACAAGTTTAACCAATAGAGTTCACTTGGTTAGTATGAAGTATAAGAGTAATCCACTTAAGGAATACTTAGATTATCCAAGGGAAGATAAGATAGACCAAATAGCTTCTCTTGGGTTAACTCCGTTGGAAACAAAGTTCCTTGGTTGTTTTGCTAGACAGGTATTACTTTCAGTGGAGACTGGTGGTTTACTGGATTGGGTATTCACTGGGGAAGCTTCCGACTATGAAAAGCTATTCCCTGAGGTTGATAGTTCTGCCATTTGGAAACAAATTAGTAGCTTGGAGTTAGGACTTAGCAAGCAAGCTACTACTAAAGTTACAAGAATGTTCCTTGGTAAGAATATTGAAGTTAATAGAAGGCAGAACTTACTTTGTAAGCTAACAGCAAAGCAGATAATTAACTTTGATTATAAGATTATCCCAATGGATGTTATAATTAATAAATTACTTACGGTAGATGATAAGCAGTTGTTATGGGGGGAATTAGCAAAGCTGGCAGAACAAACAAACTTACTTAGTAAGAATGAGATTGTTGGTTATTTACTTGAGCAAAGGGTTAATTCACTTAGTAAGATTAAAGGAAAAGACTTTGTTCAGCTTAGTCATATTGAGTTAGCTCGTAACTGGGACTGTGTAGCTTATAGCAGAGAACTTGCATTTGCATTAACTAAGAAATTTGTAATCGGATTTAACAACAAATGGACATTGCCTAGGGAATTTTAGGCATTTTTTGGAACATTTTCTCATATCGGTTTAACCGCTATTAAGGAATTATCAGAAAAAAGATTCCACCTCACTTGTCAAGCATTATTTTCATTATTTTCATTAAAAAAGGTTAGTTAATCAAAACTAACCTTCTCTTTGCAATAGCTATGCTATTAAAGTTTCATATCAGTCTCACTAACAACAACTTCAACTGTGAATTTACCCTTATCCTCCTCTTTAAAATCATTATTAATTTTACATAATAAATCAATAGCTCGTAGCCTATCAGGGATAGAGTCTGATACTTGTGCAATATGACTAAGCAATTTAAGCCTATCACTTTTCTCAAGTGGAACTGTAGACTCCCAGCCTTCCATTAAGTCTTTTGTTCCCAATGGTTGCTGTGGAAGCTCAGCTAGTTTCTCTTTAAAACTCATCTTCATAACCTCTATTAAATATCCCAATCTATTGTCATACTAAAAGAACAATTAGCATCTCCTGTTCCAGTAACCGCAGCAGAAACCCAACAACTATTATTATTAGTTATACCTGAAATAAGTACGCCTGAGGAATTAAAATATGTAGGTGTGATTACTATAGTTGGAGTCCCACCAGCTCTTACAAGAGTTGGAAATATTATATTCGCATATATTCTACTTCCTGCTGTATTATACCCAGCAATTATTTGTTTATCTAACCTTGTAAAATACCTAGCGCATAATAAATACTCAAGAGAATATATTCGCTTTTCATAAGTAGTTGGAAATTTACCCTTTTCTAATTGCACCTCAGCTAGTGTACCAGCAGTAAACTCAACTTGCACGTTAGCACCACCTGTTACAGAAGCACTAACTGGGGAGGTGGAGTATGCACCTGTTCCTATCCTACCTAGTGCAGTACCAGTCCATGAAAGTGTTAGTGTATTAGTACCAGAAGGTACATTAATACTTTCAACAATTTGCACCAACGAAGCCGCTAAAATAGTTACTGTTGTTAAACCTTGGGAACCTGCAAATTGGTAAACACATCCAGAGGTTCCACCTTTCCATCTATCATGCCCATAACCCCCGATAGTTAATATAACAGTATCCGCTACTTGTCTTTGATTAATAGCAAAAGAACCATTTATTAATAAATTCTTACCTACAATACTAGGTGAATATACATTTGGTACTGCATGATTACTGTAAGTAAGGACACTGTAGTCAACACCACTTATAGCGGTACTTATCACCCCACTATCTAACAGAACTTTAACTGTGGTAATACCAGTAGCATAAACAGAAGAAGTAACTGTTCCATAAACATAACCTGTACCAAGGGCTACCCTTACACGTCTGCCAATCTCCAAGACTAGCGTGTTATCCCCCACAACTGAGAAAGAAGTAGCTGAAATGTAAGTTGGAAGCAAACCACTAGCTTGCCACTGATTTTCAGAACTATCTGATAACACTACTGCTTTAGTAATTATTCCATCCTCTGTATAGATAGGACTTGTAGGGGGGTCTGTGTCAGTAGAAGGTGCAAATACAAACCGATAGGCTGTATTACTTAACCAAACCCCATGAGGAGGTCTACCAGAACTATCCAATAAGATAGGATTGGTATTCATACTTGTTCCTGTGCTATCTTGGTAGGTTACTAACTTAGTATTAGTACCACTTTGATAGGTAAATAACTTAGCACCTACTAATGGATTACCATTAGCATCTAAGAATTGTTGTCTAGCTACTGGGGCTAGTGCTACGGAAGTTGTCATACTGTTCTCCAAAGTTAATCTTAATTACTTATTAGTTTATTTACGGGTTTCTTATCTTTATCTTCATTAGGTAACGCCATACCTATTCTTGCTTGACTTTCAGGTGTATTAAGTTTCTCTAGTTCCTTGAAGAATGAAGGAACTTCTTTAGGCTGCATCTTCGAGAAAGCCGCTTGTAAAGTCTCTGGGTTAGTAAGACCTTTATTAACTGCATCTTGCAGGGCTTGATTTTGCTTAGTAGTTAGACTATCAACAAGCTTCTTAGCAGCTCCTTTAAAGAAGTACCCAGCAACAGCACCACCTAAAGGAGAACCTACTAAGGCACTACCAAGTGCAGCCCCAGCAGAACTTGAAACTAACTCAGGGTTTCTATGAATAATAGTATCTGGAGCTTTTAGCATCTTTGATTTTAAAGAATCTGATAAAGCTAGTCTTTGTTCAGCAAGTAGTTTAATCACTCCATAGTTATCTTCTGGACTTAATATCGTCCTATTTCTAAGACCTTGTAAAGTATTAAATTCCTCATTAATTCTAACAGCAGCAGCCTTCTCAGCACCAGCTTTTGAATAGTAAGGAACTTCATTAGCAATCTTAGTAGTAATCTTTCCAACTCCCCTAGTTAGTGGGTTATTTGTAACAAGTGAAGACCCTTTAGTAATAACTGCGGGAGCAACTACCCCTGCAACTGTACCAACTAAAGGATTATCCGTAGCTTCTGTGACAGCGGATGCAGTACCACCCATAGTTGCACCTGTTAATAAGTTCTTACCAACATTAGCAAGTCCACTAGCAGGTAGTGTAGCATACCCAACCCCACCTTGAATAGCAGCATCGGCTACTTTACCACCTGTTGAAGTAGGATTATACTCTGGGTTGCTTGAAATAACCCCAGTCTCCTTTGCAAGATTACTTACCTTTGCAGTTGGTGTGTTTAATTCAGGTAAAAACTTAGCAGGTACACCAAGTTCTCCTCCAATAAAACCTAAGCCAGCTCCCATTAAGTTAGAAATATTCTCTGGAGTATTAACAATAGTATCAAGAGTATTACCTACAGCTTTTGTAGCAGAGTTAGCAATGAAACCTGCCGTATTAGTAGCTAGTCTAGGAACGTCAGTGATAGTATCTAATAGTGGAGAAGCTGCTTCTGTTTTTGTATTATCTGTTACTGTTAAGGGTTTATTATACAAAGGGCTAGTAGCTTTAAACTCTGCGGTAGTTAGATTAGGATTCTGTGACTTTGCTGCTCTATATGCTAATATCTTAGCAACTTTAGCTTCATCAATAGTAGGTTCACCCGTAGTTGGTTTCTCTACACTATATAAAGGGCTAGTTGCCTTGAAGTCAGCTACAGTAAGGCTTGGATTACTCTCCTTAGCCTTACGATATGCCTGAATACGTTGTACCTTATCTTCGGATAGTTCAGTTGATAAGCCCCCAGCACCACCAGAGCCGCCCTCTCCTTCACTACCTAGTAAACTTTGTGCAACATTAGTTCGTTTTGCTATTGAACCTGCAATCTCTTTATCACTAGGTCTTTCATAATACTTAGCCACTGCATAAGCCGCATCTTCAACATTATTGGTAGCTTGGAGTTTCTTTAGCGCATTAGCTTCCTTCCCGTGTAGTTCAAAGTCTGCAAACTCTAGCTGAGTAGCAGTATCATAAGGGTCTTTGCCCTCTGACTTAGCAAAGTTAAGTAAATCCTTCTTACGACTACCTAGCCATTGGGCAGTACCGAAAGCACCACTACCTTGTTTATTGTAAACAGTTGGGTCAAGACCTGATTCGGCTACAAAGTTACCTGTTAAAGCCGCTGCTTCATGGGGTGGATAACCTTTATTTATCCACCATTGATAAACTTCTTGTTTATTAGCCATTATAAATCCTCCTCATCTGGGCTAATTGTTCCAAGAGTGGAATGAGTTCTCCCTTTAGAGCCACTAGCAGACTCACCTGTTGTTTGCGTTGGGAACTGACTCTCAATAACCTTCTTACCAGCAAGAGTTGTACTCATTAGTCTCTTTTGTTGCGCCATATAATTCCCCAATGCTTGCTTAATTAATGCTGGATTGTTCTGGTTTGTAGCACTAAGTAAGGCATCTTTAGAATTAACATAGTCTTTATCAGTTTGCGCTCCTTTGTTAAGTCTTAAGTCTTCATTAACAATCTCCTTGATACCCGATTGCAGTTTAGCAACATATCTTGAAGTTTCGCTATCAGCTCCAAGCCAATTCTGTACCCCTGCAACCTTACCAGTAACAAGATTAACATTCTCCAAAGCAGGGTCAATAAGAAGGTCATTAGCCCTTGCAATGTTGCTATTATGGGCAGCTTCCTTATCAAGTAGTTCCTGATACTGCTTAGCGTAACCTACTGGCATTGGCTTATTAGCGGCTGCTTCTTTCTTAGCCTCAAGGGCTTCCTGTCTTGCAGTTTGTCTATCCTCTCTATTAGCCTGTCTATCTTCTCGTAAAGCTTGTTGATTCTCTTGTTTAGTTTGTTGGTCTTGATTAAACTGAGCCTCATCTTGTGTTAACTTAGACTGCGCAAGTGCATCTTGTTGCTTATATTTCTCCATTCGAGTATAGAGTTCACTATTCTTATACTCAAAGTCAAGCTTATCAGAAGCACTGACAGCATTACTAGAAGCAGTCTTTCCGAAACTAGCTGCACTAGCATCATCAGTAGCGTCTGGATACCTACTAACATCAATACCAAGTTCCTGTGCCCTAGCTTTAGCATTATCATATTCAACTTTAGTAGTAATACCACCAAAGAGTTGCCCGATTAAACCAAGTTGTTGCTGGGAAGCTTCAATCTTAGCTCCCGCAACCTTTAGATTGTTAATTTCATTACTTTGAATGTTAGCTAGTTGGGTTGGTATCTCGCTACCTAAGCCAACACTAGCCAAGCCCCCTATTAACTTATTCTTATCAAATGTTCCTGTAGCTGGGTCAACTGCTTCGGACATTAGTTTGTTAACAGTAGCACTTTCCCGTCCTTTACGGATAGCATCCATATTGGCTACAGTTGTTGTGTAGGCATTGTTAAAAGCATTTTGAGTGGCTGCAAAGTTATTAACTAAGCTGGTATCCGTTTGTTGATTAACTGGCATGAGATTACTCCTTAGTATAGTCTATAATTAGGTGATTGATATGGAGTATAGCCAGTTAAAGCATTACCACTAGAACTACCACCAGAGGTACCACCACCAGAGGATAAGGGTTGGTTCTTAAAGTAGTTAGCGGCTACACCACCTACAGTACCAGCTAGTCCACTAATAGCATTAGCATTGCTATTACTTTGTTGAACTTGGGCATTACCAATACCAGCTTGAACACCCATTTGGTTATCCGCATTAGTCTGTCCAGCTTGAGCTTGTGCATAAGTAGCCTGTAAACCTTGATTACTTAGTCCATAGATATTGCTAAAATCAGTCTGTTTTGCCCCACTTTGTCTGCCATAAGCATCAACGAACTTACCATATAGCTTATTCTGGTTAGTGTTAAATCTATTAAACTCGTTACCAACATTGCTAATAAGATTAGCTCTATCATTTGTAAACTGATTAGAGGCATTACCAACATTAGCTACTAGGTTGCTTCTATCACCAATAAACTGACCTTGAGCATTATAAGCAACATTAGTTAATTGGCTTCTATCTTGTCCAAACTGGTTAGCTGCATTAGTGGTATTGCTAATAAGATTACCTCTATCCCGTTCAAACTGACTGGAAGCATTAGCAGTGTTAGAAACTAGATTAGCCCTGTTTTGTCCAAACTGACTTGCAGCTTGGTTAGTGTTACCGATAAGATTACCTCTATCAGTACCAAATTGACCTTGAGCGTTATAAGCAACACTTTGTAAATTATTTCTATTAACATTGTAACGAGTTACACTGTTTTGATACTCTTGACTTGCCTCTCCTTGGTTATAAGCACTAAGAGCCTTCAAGGTTGCACCACTTAAAGTAGTACCTCGTGAGGCTGCACTTGCTTCAAGACTTCTATTGCCTTGGTCTAGTCTAAACTTATATGCGGGGTCTTCTTGATAGTCCGACATAGCAAAGTCACGGGTTAACGCATTGGTACTTCTACCCTGACTTTGTAACCAACTACCCATATCAAAGTTAGCATTTAAGTCCACTACACTTCTACCTTGGGAAGCTAGATATGCGGCTTGGTCGAAGTTAGCATTTAAGTCACCTGCCTGTTTACCTTGAGAAACTAAGTAAGCGTTTTGGTCAAAGTTTTGATTTAAAGCATCAGCACTTCTACCTTGACTAGCTAAGTAACCCGCTTGGTCAAAGTTCTGTACTAAAGCATTTGGGTCTTTACCTTGGGCAGTTAACCAATCGTTCATGCTAAAGTCTTTATACATATCAGCTTCGGACTTCCCAAACTGTTTTAAATGAGCATTGGTGTTAAAGTTATCATTTAAAGCTGTAGGACTCTTACCTTGGGAGGCTAAGTAACTTGCTTGGTCAAAGTTAGCGTTCCAGTTCTGGTCAACTGCGGAAACTGGTCTACCAGCGGCGGCTTCGGCTGCAAAGTAGTCCTGTGGGGTCATATTAGCAAGTTGGCTAAACTCTCCTCTACCTTCATTGGTAGGTTCACTTGGTTTACCAGCTTTATACTTATCCGCTAATGCTTTATCAAAGTATTCCACCATACCTTCTGGAGAGTTACCTACGGCATTCTTTCCATTTTGGTCTAGTTGATTATACTGGGCTTTCATTGTGTTGTATCTAGCTTCCGTGCTATTCCAGTCATTCAATGCTACTTGATAGGCTTGGTTAGCTTTTGTAAACTGCTCCTCAGTCATAGGTTTAGCTGTACCCGTCTGTAAGCGATTTAAGGCATTAGTACCTGAGGTTACATACGGACTATATAGGGCAGAAGTATCATTAAAGTTACCTTGGCTTGTCTCCCCCTGTTGATTTAAGGCATTCTTCTGGGCTTTATTAGCCTTACTAGAAGAATACATTTGTGCGCCAGTCGTTACTACGGCTGTACCCACGGCTACTGCGGCAGCTACTCCACTCATTTTAAATCCTCCGATACTGCGTTTGCCAAGTGAGTTACTTGTAATACATCCGCATAGTTTACTGTAATTTCTTCCCCATCAAGACCCCCAAAACAACCAAGTAACTCCTTTGTAGCTATTAAGAGAATATCTTCGCCTACTCTTATCATAGTTGCATTGGGTTCTTTAGCATGATTTAAGTATCTGCCAAGTGAAGTTCTTTTATTTCCTATCCTACTAGCTCCAATTAGTTCTCCACTAGCTATATTAGCTGTTGCAAAGACACCTTTACCAGCAATAGTAGAGTCTGCTATCTTGAATTTGTAACTACCATAGGGTAACTTTATTAAATCGGAAGTATCTTCTGGGATTGCTTGGACTGTTTCTCTATCTAGTTGGAAGCATTCCAAGAAGTAGCTAAAGTCTTCAATATCCTCCAAGGGCGTTACCTTTGCACTATCTCTAGCTTGCAGGAAGGCTTCACTTCTATCCATGAAACGCGCTTCAAGAACTTCTATATCTTGTTCTTCATCTTCTACAGAGAATAAGTTTAACCAGACAGTATCTTCTATGATAAAAGCCATCTTACGACCAATACTACCAGTACACATATAAGGAGCAACTATCCTTGTAGCAGAACCATCCTCATGTATTAGGTCTAGTTCACCTTTTAACATGATATTCTGGTGTAGTGTGGTGTGATAGTTACCTAAGATGAAAGCTCCCTTTGGTAAATGGACTTCCCGAATATACATCTTAGGGGCTAAAGTATGAATGACGGGACAACTTAACTGTGGCTCTGTTAAAACTAAAGGTTCAAGCTCTGTTGATAGATTTACAGAGACAAGTAACTGTTCAGATGGGTTAATAATAGTAGAGTTTTCCATTAGACTACTACTCCAGCAGCATCTACCCAAACAATAGGAACTAAAGTCTTAACATAGATTGGCTTACCGATAGTTGTATCAAAGAATTGCCTACCAATCCAAAGACCCTTAATAGGACGTACAGTAGTAGTTCCGCTATCAGCAAGACTGGCAATAATAGGACTAATCACCGCAAAGTAATGAATCCAGTTTTGGTCAAATTCAGGGGTTTGGAGTGGTGCAGTTGGGATGCTCATAAGCTGTTCTCAAAATTACTAACCAGTGATGGTATGAAATATTAAGAACAGCTTACAGGGTTTGGAGGGAAATTGCAAGAAGAATCGGTGTTACAGGTTCTATTTACTGAGGTAAGAGGTGCTTTTATAAGTTGAGAGAGAAACTTGATAAACATACTCCTTACAAAGTTCTTTATAACTTTGATTTAGATAGTAAGATTCACAAGTAGTAACTGCTTTAGTTAACTCAGGTAAACAAAGTCCAACATATTCTCTCCAAACAGGATACTGTGTATTTTCTTTATAAGCAACTGTACAGTATCGGACTTCACGCAGGTTATTAGTCAGTTGTTCAAGTTTACTAACTTCTGCCCTAGCATTTGACATCCCGTAGGCAAGTAAAAGGAAGATACCAAGTAGGGTAAATTTAAGTTTCCAAAGTAGTTCTAGGTTATCGATAGGGGGAGTGCCGAAAGTATTTTTGTATCGTTGTTGGGCTAGTAACTTCTCCTGTTTAGCTCGCTTTTCGTATGCCTTAATGGCTTCCTTAGCTATTCGTTTAACTTCCTTAGCCTTAGCACGAGTTTCAAAGTAGGTAGGTAGGTTTCCAAGTAGGTATAGGAACTGATAGATGGCTATTACTGTGCAAAGTAGCCCTAAAGCTGGGTAAAGTCTAGCTATTATAAAGCAAGCTATTAGCCAAGATAGTCTAATTAAAGGATGTTGGTAGGGAAGTTCCTCTATAGTGTCCTTAGTTTCAACTGGTTGCTTTACTGTAATGAAGGGTTTTACGTTTACAAAAGGTTTACTGGTAAGAAAGTCTTCTGTGTTAAAAGGTTTATTGTTCATGAGAGTTCTCTAGGATAGTTATTAGTAAAGACATCTTTGTCTATTAAGTGTTAATTAAAGATTATGAAGTATATCTCTTATTGTTGCAACATCAATTTCTCTATCAAGAATAGCTAAAGGTTCTTCCGAGGGCTTACTAAGCTTCTCAAGTATTTCTTTCATTCGGAGATACTTATTGCTTGCCTCATCATATTCTTTACGAAGTTGTGTTGCTTCCTCTTTTGGCAACCCAAAGATATTAAGTTGTCCTAGTCTGTGATAGTTTCTACGGGCTTTCTCATAGTCTTCTTTAGTAAAGGTTTCACTTAAAGATTCTTTAGCCAGTAAGCCTACTCCGTATATTAAGTATGCCCAAGTAGCCTCCTGTGCTTCTATTACTGTGTAACCATCTTCAAGAAGTTGGTCAATTGCTTTCTTTAACTCTGGTATTGTTTTCATTAGTTTAACTCTTAGTTAGGTTGGTAGATAGTTAATGCCATCCTTGGCAAAGTAAAGTTACATTTCATCAGCAATCTCAAGGAGTCTTTTACGAACCTTTTCATTTGTTTGCTTACTTGCAACTATCTTTATTACTTCTTTCTTACAAACTAAGTAGACTTGGGCGGCTTCATCTTCTGTTAAGTAGTACCCAAGAGTCTTTTGTGAACCATGTATCGTACAAGCAGCTTTGAATTTACCAATGGTATCCACCCAAGTAACCCCTAAGGCATATTTTCCTCTATTCTTTCTAATAAGGGTATTAACTTCACGGGTTACAAAGAGACAAGTATCGGCACTGTAGACTTTATTGCCAAGAACAAGAATATCCTTATCTATTTGTAAGCCTTCCCAAGTTTGTTCCATCATCCATTTTTTAAAGTTGCTAAAGCGTAGCCATTCATCGGAAACAGTACAACCTATGTAAGCAGGATTCTTAGCTTGTGTCTTAGCACTGTAACATCTTGATAACATAGAGTGCCAAACAGCATAATAGGGACAAGAGGAGCTTCCTGAGGCTTGGCTATCATTAAGACCTACTCCGAAGACTAAGAAGCGATTACTGAATGTAGGAATGTTAGTTACACTTGTGTTGTTAGTTGTAGTAGTCATGTTACTCTCCAAGAGCTTGTACGTTAGTTTTGAATGTTTGCAAAGCAGCGGCATCTGCGTCATTAATAACTTGCAATGTTGCTATGATAAGTTGGGTAGATTGCAAAGTTTCCTTTAATTTACTTACTAAAGGGCAGGTCTTAGCAGGTTGTTTGACAAAAAGATTAAATAGTTTCATTGTTGTACTCCAGTAGTCTACGTTTAGATAGTTCCAACATTAGTGTTGAGGTTGATACTTTAAGTTCTTTAGCTGCTTGAGTGAAGATTTCATAGTCCGTAGGGGTCATTCGTATAGCAACTGTCTTAGTCTTAGTTTCGGGCTTTATGATGGTTTCCATTTGGCTCTCCAATTAGGGTTGTGTTTACTGATTTGATGATTCATTATACTTGGAATGGCGGGATTGTCAACATATT